TGTTTTACCAATATTTGATTAATGCTTTCCAACTCTTCCGTGCTAATAAGAGCAAACATAAGATCAGCAGTAGCTGGAAGACCAAAAGATTCGGAAGTATCGGTAAGATCAACATCAGAAGAAGCAAAACCAGAGCGAGTAGTCTGAGTAGCAGAAACGATCGGTAAATTTGCCTCCACAGCCAAACCCCGAAGCTCTTCCGCGATCGCTTTGATGTACGAGTAAGAATTAACATTAGAATTACCGCGATAACGAGAAGAAGCACAAATATTCAAATAATCTATGAATATTATATCAGGTCTAAAAGATTTTTTCAACGCAAGTTCATTAAGTAATGATTTGAAGTGACCACTATGTGCTGCTGCTGTTGGATATTCTTTAATAATTAATGTGCCTTGAGTCTTCTTAGAGATATCATTTACCTTACTTTCAAACATTTGTTTTGGAAGATCAGTAATATCTTGCATATTGATATTCAAAAGGTTTGCATCTATTCTCTCTGCAATCTTTTCTTCTGCCATCTCCATAGTAATATACAAAACGTTTTTACCTTGGAGTAAAACAGAAGAGGCAAAATGGCACATAAACAAAGACTTACCAACACCAGTGCCAGCAAGAGCGATGTTAAGCGTTTTATTGGGGAGACCTCCTTTCGTAACCTTGTCGAAGAACTCCAAGTCGAATGGTATCTTATCTTCTTTTCTGTGATAGGATTCATACCTTTCCTCATAATCAATCAAATAGTCGTGTCCTACATGATTATCGAAAGACACAGCCAGAGCATCAGACAGAATAGAAGGAATAGCATCCCTTCCTTTAGTGTCATCCTTTCCATCTGCAAGTGAAATAGATTCTATGAGTGCCAAGTATATAGCACGATCACGACACCATTTCTCAGTTGTATCTAACAACCATTGAAGGTCAGCAGGAGAGTTATCAAGTTCTCCTATCAAAGATGTAATATCTTTGAACATTGAATCTGTAATATCTTTTCTCTTTTCTATCTCAATACAAAGAACTTCCTTAGTTGTCAGTTCATTATATTCCTCTACAAAACTAGCAATCTCCTGATAAACAATCTTTTGTTTCTCATCTTCAAAATATTCTGGTTTTAAAAAGGGGACAACTTTACGGAGATACTCTTCATTGTGTAGGAGATTTCTAAGAATTAGAAACTCAACTTTCTCCATAACTAAACTCCTTCTGTGCTATTTCATCAAGAGCTTGCATCACATACTGATCGAAGTATGTTTCTGGATCAGCATAGATTTGTTTTGCGTAAATTTTCTTTCCTCCTATTTCATATCTACCGGCAACATTCTTCCAGAGTCCACCAATTTCACCTAGTTCAAGTAAACCATAATACTTGTCAAGTCCACGTTCATCATAGTATAAACGAATCTCAACTTCTTTATTTTCTTTACTTAAACGTGACTTATGAGTCTTTGCTTTGATAATGTTTCCAATAACTGTCTTTCCATCTTTTTCTTTTTTCTTAGAAAGATAGATGATTGTACTAGCTGCGTACTTGAGACCGCTGCCTCCACCCATTTCTTTTGTAGGGACATAAGAACCGATGACATCATAAGTGTGATTTGTAACTATTAAAGGTATTTTTGCTTGACCAAGTTTAAGTGTGAGCATACGGAATGCTCCCTTAACAAGTTGTGATTTAGTCATATCACGGACTTGTTTATCATTCAATACATCAGTTATTTCTTTCTCTGTTGATAACATACCAAGAGAATCTAATACAAACATGCAGGGTTTACGATTCTCTTCTTCAGTTTTAAGATATATGTCTACTGCTTTAAGTGCCTTACTACGAAACTCTTCAATAGTTACGACACGTACCACAACAAGTCTTTCGGTATCGATTCCACGAGATTCCAGAAGTGATTTAGTAACTGCGGCTTCTGTGTCAAAATATAAACAATACCCATCAGGATTAGAATCAAGGAAGTTTTTAACCATTGCGAGGGAGAAAAAAGTCTTTCCAGTGCTGCTCTCACCAGCAATGGCGGTAATTTTATTATTAGATACCCCGCCAAATATAGACCCTGATATAAGGCCGTTAAAAATGTGCGAACCCGTGTCAATAAATGTTTCAGTTTCGTCAATATCGGATGCAAGTTCGGTGAAGTCATCTCCTATTTCTTTTACAATTTCTTTCAGAAAATCCATAATTATTTTTGTATCTTGTGATAAACCTCAACATAGGATTCACAAGTTGGACAGGTTAAGTTAGTAAGTATATCATACTCGATATCTTCATGTTCGTCAAGATCGTGATCCCCACCCCAGATTAATTCAGTGCCACAGTGCCAACAGTTCATTTAATAATATCCTCCAATTTAAATAATGAAATAAATTCAATTTCATTATTATCCCATACCTTATGATTTTCTTGACGATCAACAATGGCAACAACACGATTTACAACGTATCCAGCTTCACGAAGAACATTTACTGCCTTGATCGCACTACTACCAGTTGTAGTGACATCCTCCAATACAGTGACAATCGATCCCTTGGGTGGTTTATTACCTTCAATAACTTCTTTTGTACCATATCCTTTTGGATTTTTTCTCACAATCAAAGCATCAACGTGTCTATGTCCTGAGTAGTATGCCCTCTGTGCGACACCACAAACTAGAGGATCAGCACCAAGTGTCAGTCCACCTACTGCAACAGCATTATCCTCTATCTCTTTAATCATTAAATGTGACAAGAGTGCATTACCCTCACATGATAATGTAACAGGTTTACAATTTATATAATGCTCCGACTCTTTACCTGACGATAAAGTAAACTTTCCATGTTTATACGCTCTTTCTTTTAAAAGATGGAGTAGTGTTTTTCTGTGTGTTTCCATCAGATTCCTAGTAATTTACGTTGTCTCTCAAAGTATCCGTGAAGAATCCATGAACTACTGTTCATTTTATCATCACCACCGATACCCCATTCAAACTTAACTCTATCATCATTTTTAAATCTGTCAAGTTCTGGTGTGTTACCTTTTTGTCTGTCACCTCCATTACAGAAAACAACTTCATCCGCAATCTCTAAACATTTCTCAATCGCACCACAAGCTGATCCCTGATCATCATCAGGCACAGTAATTACAGCATCCACCATCGATAGGTGACTGATAATCTCTGCTCTCTCTTTCCATGACTGAAAGTATTGTCCTTTTTTGTTTGTCAACCACTCTTCAGTGTTAATTCCAACAACTAGAAAATCTGAAAAATCTTTTGCCCTTGAGAAGTATGATATATGTCCACTGTGAATAGGGTCAAATCCACCAGTAACTAAACTCAATTTTTTTAAAAACATTAGATTACCATACCATGAGACTCGCGAAGTATTTTTTTGTATGGGCCACCGGGATTTGCATCAATAGTCTCTTTTATTAATTTTAATTTTTGATACAACGCAGTATCACCACCAAGAGTTAATGCCTTAACAATAGTGCCAAGTTCTTCGTTGTTGATAGGTAAATCCATTAGGAAAAAAATAGTTCTAAGTTTACAGTTTTCTCGACATTCCACTCAATTGCATCAAGAATAATCTTGAGTGGTTCTAAGAATGACTTGTCGAATTGTAGA